ATCAGCAAATTTACAGAAATAGAGTTGACATTTTTGTACCCTTGCATTCACATACCCTTCACGTTTTATTGAGCCACTTGTGAACTCCTCAAGATACACAAAGGACGCTATCTTTTGCCCTGTAACCTCGTTTGTGTCAGGGTCGATTACATCTTTGTATTTTAGATATGAATCGGCTTTGATATTCATCATCGCACTTTCTTCATAAGTAAAAATGTACTCTGGATTAATACCCGTAAGTAGGTCGCTTATTTCTTGTATCATGATAGTTACTATGTTTAATTCCGTGTGATATATTTGGTTTGACTTCAAAGTACATCCGCATGATGAACGTATCTAAGTAGTCAGGCGAACGCCCTATGTTTTCTTTTATTTTGTCCTTTGGTAATATCTTTAGCTTATTGTCTTTGTCATTGTCAAACGTCTTTAATTGTCCCAATTCAATGTTGATAATATCTTTTGTAGCTTCATCAATGTTAGCACTGATAGATATTTCATCAAACAACTCAGCTAATTTATACCCACATTCAGATTTTAGATTTGAGTAGTTTTGATTGTTGGCTGTTGAATTATTTACGAACCCTTTTATACCTCTCAAAGTATCAACTATTCCACCCCCGACCCCATCCTCATCACAAACGATATTGTGAACTAATACTCTGTGTTTTACTGCCAAAGCCTTAATGGTATTCTGAATGGTTGTAGTTGAACTAATATCAAAACTAACTACTTCAACAATTGTTAAGCCATCCCAAACTGCTATCACAGCTTTATCACTTCCATACCTTGCAATATCCGCCACTATGTATTTTAATCCACCTAATAGTGTGGGCTTCCTATCCCACATCTCGGATATTTGAGTAAAGCTAATTAGCGCCGTCGGGTCATCATCATAATCAAAATTCCCGTATAGTAGCCGTTGCTTTGTAGCTTCATCTTTCAACTCATGCAACCGCTTAATGTAATCGGCTGGCAAATATGGATTATCCGTTGGCAAAGCATAAACGAACTTAGTATTTTCTGTTTCCGTTCCGTTCGCATACGGACGGTAAAAAGTTTTATCTACCCAGTTCTTTTTGGGATTAAAGGTACAAAGTATTTTTGACTTTACAATCTCATTTTTCCACCTCCCAATTCTTGTTTTTAGAACTTCGAACGCTAAAGGGTGAACCTGTGAGGCTTCCTCAATCCATCCAGCGGTGTACTCCTTTGAGCCTAACCTCTCAAACATAGGGTCTTTGTACGGATAAAAAGTCAAATCTAATAGTTCTATTTCAGTGCCATTTCCAAATAAAATACCAATATCAGTAAACTTGTAATCAGTAAATCCGATAGATTTTGAAACCTCACTCCATGTTTTCAAAACGGACGCTCGAGTATCTTTGATTGAATCTCTACCGATAAAAAATTTAGCACCATCTAAGTAATATCCAAGTTCCATTAACCACAAACAACCAAGTACTGATTTGCCACTGCCACCACTGCCCCCGTATCCTACATAGTCGGTAGTATTGTCAGTTAGATAATCAAGTGCCTTCTTTTGTTTCGCTGTTAATTGCATGGTTTTCTCTCATTAGTGCGAATGGGTCAACTGTATTAATCTTTTCATTCTGACTTGTTACATCGGTATAATTTTGTTGTAATTTCTTATGTTCAATGTCAGTAGAGCAAAGTTTGTATAGTGCCATTTGTAAAGTTGCATTTTCAGAATCCGCCCATTTTTTTCTCATTCCAACTTTAAGATTTATTTTGTTTTTCTCTAACATTTCACTTAGTTCGTTTGAATCGTTTGAGCCTTGTGGAAAATGGTCATAGTAAGTTGACTTAGCAATACCAATATAAGCACAAATATCTTCGACAAAGATAAGGTTATTATCATTTATCGCTTCAATAGCTTTTTGCTTTAATATTTTAGTATCGTAAGGCATAAAAAAAATAGTTTTTAGAAAACAAATATACGATATAAGTTCTTTATTTCCAAACTAAATAGATAGATATTTTTTTACATCATCTAAAGACCGCACTAGAATGTAATCAAAACCTAAGAGTTTAACATCGTTTTCAAAAGTAATTTGGTTCTCAGATTGTTTTCCTGTTGGAGTTTTCACCTCAATAAATGTGATTTTATTCTGTCGGATTAGAACCATATCACTAGCTCCCGGTAGCATACCGATAGAAAGTTTCCGCATAGTTTCCTCACGGCTTTGACTTTCGTTTGGTATTGACATTATAATCCATTTCGGGTTGTGGTGTGCTAGTCCGAAATTATTCTTTATGTAGGTGAAAATTTCCTGTTGAATTTTAGCTTCTGTCTTATCTCTCATTGTTGAAATACTTTAAATCTATGTTTGTTTATTTGTTCAAATCCACGTTTATAGCCCATAAGCGTAATGAAGTCGCGAGCCTGTTGTATGTCGGTAAGTGAATGCAATACGGCAAATCCGTTCATTAATCCATTTTTACACATGAGTGCTTTGGTTTTTAAGTCTTGATTGTACTTTTCACGTGGTGTTAGTTTTTCAAGTTCTGCCAGCTCCTCTTTGACTTCCTTTTTGAGTTCAGTACCACAATGAGGGCAAATCTTAGTAGATGGTGCAACAATCGCCCCGCATTTGTGGCACATCTTAATAAAGCTAGCATCCTGTTTATCATTCTTTCTTTGCTCTACTTTTTGTAATGTCCACGTTCGTGGATCTTGCCAAAAACCTAAACGATGGATGTTGTTTCCGAAATCCAATATAGTGAATTTTTTCTTTGTAGGTGTTACTCTCGAACCACGTCCGCACATTTGCAGAAACAAAGGAAGTGAAGTAGTCGCACGGTAAAGAATTATAACCTCAATATCAGGGCAATTGTAACCAGCCGTTAAAATACCGCAATTGCAAAGTACTGAACCGTCTGTATTTTCAAACCATGTAAGGGCGTAATCTCTTTCGTTGTCGGGTGTTTCGCCATCAATGTGCATTGCTTCAATTCCATTGTCATTGAACTCTTGGCAAACTTCCCGTGAGCTTTTCACGTTTGAAGCAAATAGAATAGTCTTTTTATTTGGAGTTAGTCTTTGCCAGTTAGATACTACTCCCTGATATAACCTACTTTCAGAATAGAGTTTAGAAGTGTCATAATCATCACCTTTTTTCTTTGCCTTTGATAAATCGATTTTAACGCCAAAACTATCCGCAGACGATAGAAACCCTAAATCTATCAAATCGGGTGTATCTACGCCCTGCACAATATCAGTGTAGAACGTATCTAGTCCAATAGCATCAGTGCCTTTTCTGTACGGAGTAGCGGTTGCACCTATCACAATTGTATTTGGACTTATAAACTGAAAAATCTTATTGAAAGATGAAATGTGAGCCTCGTCAATTATGATAAGTGTCTTTTCGGATATAAAGTCCTTTTCACGTCTGTGTATCGTTTCAATCATCCCAACATGGAGTTTTGCCTCCAGATTAGATTTTTTGCCAGCCTGTATGAATTCGGGTTTAAGTCCAAATAATTCGAAAGATGATCCAGCTTGTTTAAGTAGTTCCTTTCTGTGTGTTAAGATTAGAACGTTACCACCTTTTTTGATATGTTCAGATACCATGTAAGTGAACATGATTGTCTTGCCACTTCCTGTGGGAGCGCAAAGAACAATTTTTCTATGTCCTTTTACGATAGATGTACGAAGGTCTGATATAAGACTATTTTGGTACGGTCTTAATTCTACTTTTGCCATTCGAATGTCATTTTTACTTCGTTATTCTCAAACCAATACACTTGAAGTTCATTGACATTTTTGTAGTCTATTTGCCACTGTTGACACTTTTCTTTTAGGAGTTCCCTAACTTCTGGCATTGGGTCTGGATTGTCTGTTTTAATCTCCCCGTGATATGTCATTTTGAGATTATCAAAACGAGCTGAAAAATGGATTGTTTTCATAGGCTAATCATTTTTTATTTCATTAATATATTGATAAACAGTCTTTCTTGAAACTCCTAAAATACTAGATATGTAAGTTACTTTTGTATTTGGGTCTTTTTTCAAAATCTCAAAAATCTTTTCCTTAGTAGATTTATTCTCATTTTGATTAACTACTTTTTTTACGTCAGAAAACTCAATAGTATTCAGTTTATGTTTCTTTGCCATAAGAACAAAATACTCTGAAAGTTTGATAGCTCCAGCCATTGAGCGTTCTGAAATATAATCCATTGAATTTTCACTATTATCATAAGCATAAAGTGTATTCAGTAGCAATGCAAATCTAGGGATATATGACTTTTGTTTTGGGTACATTGATTTCATATACTCATTTTCATCATCACTATTTTGATGTGTAGTTATTTTATTGAAAACTTCAATCCAAAGCTTTTTTGCACCATCAGATAGTGGAACTATTTTTGATTTTATTTCACCATCTGGGTCGTATTTTATAACTTGTTTTTTTATTACATTATAGAAATTAACCACATAGTCATTATACCATTGAATGATTTCTTCACTCAAATCATCATCATTATATTCATCTACTTTAGCATCTGGAAAAGTTGTTAACATACGGTCAATAAAACCATTATCTTTGTTTTCCTCAGTAAAGAATTGAACTAAAATTTTAGGTTGGATACCTCCTAAAACTGGCAAAATAGGACTTTCAACAAATGAACTCTTAGCTGTTTTTCTATTCATTGCTATACCTTTGTTAGACCACGAACTAAGCCAGAACTCTAAATCAGAACCTGCTCGATACTTGTTCATGTCTTTGTACCATCCTGCCAGCTCATCACAGAATACACCAACTGAATTTTTATTTTCTTCATGCAAATCTGTTATAGCTTCAATGGTGAAATCAGAAACAATCATTTGTGTTTTACTCGGCTTTTTTACCTCCTCATTATTCTGCTTTTCTTTTTTATCTAAATCCATGTAAGCCTCGTATAACTTAGTATTCTTAATGTATTTTTTTATCTCACCGTTATTGATTTTTTCAAGTGGGTAAATTATCCTGCTTATAGATGGTGTTTTACCGATACCAGCTTCACCAACTAAACTAATCCATACCACAGCCGATTCTATCCATC